AAAAATAAAAGCGCCTACGGTGGGGAAACACCATAGGCGCTAAGCTATACAGCTTTGAAATACTATAAAAATTATAAGCTATGTATGGCGCAAAGTCAAGAAAATTAACGGGCGGGCAGCCCGTTTTAACACTTGATAAAAGTATTAACGAACCGACAGAGAGGTAGATATATGCCATACGTAGAGAGGGTAACAAAAGCGGGGAATACGATAGAGATAGAGAGGTACTTTACCAGCAGATACAAAAAGAAAGGTATCAGCAGAGGGGATAAGGTAAAGCCAACAAAAGAAGAGCAGGAGAAAGTAAACACCAGACAGGCAGAGAGAAAGTTAAGGATACTCATAAATGCGAACTATGGTTATGGGGACTACCATTTAGTGCTTGATTATATCCGCAGGAAAGGGCAGCCAGACAGAACGCCGGAACAGATGCGGCACGACATAGACGTATTTTTGAGGGAGTGCAGAAAGGAGTACAGAAAAGCAGGGTTAGAGTTCAAATACATACACGTTATGGAGATAGGCAAGAAAGGTGCGAGGCATCACCACCTTGTAGTAAATAAAATTGACACAGAGATTTTACAGCGCTGCTGGTATAAGGCATACGAGGGGCATAACAGGGTAAAGGTATTTCCGCTGGACGACAGCGGCAACTATGCAGAGCTGGCAAATTATTTAATCAAATACACAGGAACGCACAAAAAGGGTACTGACGGAGCATTACAGGGCAAGCGCTGGAATTGCAGCAAGAATTTAGTAAGACCAGAGCCAGAGTACCACATAATTTCAGACCGTGAGTATTTCAAGAAAGAGCCAAAGGCAATAAAAGGCTATTACGTGGATAAGAACAGCGTGAGCATGGGCGTACATAGCCCAGAGTATTACGGCTATGGGTATTTAAGATACATCTTAGTAAAAATAACGGATAGGGGGGGATGAAATGCAGATAATCAAGGGCATTGCCATTGCAGCAGCATTGATAATAGCCGGACTGCTGGCGCTGATTGTGGCAGCGTATCTGGCGCTTAGAATTGCGGCGGCTATTTTTGAGCAGCAGGAGAGCTGGAAAGACAACGGCAGCAGAAAGGGCAGAAAACATGATAGAAAAAATTAAATACTGGTTATTCCAGAAAGGCAAGGACTGTAGGCGCTGCTGTCTGCGGTGCAGATATTACGATATATGCCGCTGGGACGTACTGGGAAATGCAGGACTACAAAGCGAGGAAACAATAACGCTTTTGGCGATAGAGAACAGAAAGCCGCATAAGGACGGGCTGCTTTTCAGAATTTGCCAGTATGTAGAATTTAAGCAGAAAGCGAGGCGAGAAAATGAGAAACTTTAGACTGGACGACGAAAGCGGGCATCAAGAGGCATTATTTAACTGGGCTGCATACAGAACAGGGCTTATGCCGGAACTGCAATATATGTATCATGTGCCAAACGGCGGCAAACGTGATGCAGCAACAGCAGTGGCGCTTAAGAGGCAGGGCGTAAAGGCTGGAGTGCCGGATATTATGCTACCAGCTGCAAGGGCTGGGTATCATGGGCTTTACATAGAGCTTAAGGCAGGCAAGAATACGACGACCAAGAAACAGAAAGAGTGGTTAGAGTATCTGCGGCAGCAGGGCTATTATACCGCTGTCTGCTACGGCTGGCAGCCAGCAGCGCAGCTGATAGAGCAGTATTTATTACATTCAGACGAGCTTACAAAAGAGCAGGAAACAGTAACCATGCGTTAGGGGCGACGCAGGAAAGAGAGGCAAAGAATGAAAACAATAAGCATTTTGAACTTAAAGGGCGGCGTAGCCAAGACCTTTACAGCGGCAAACATGGCGTATGAGCTTTACAGGCGAGGCTATAAGGTGCTGCTGATTGACAACGACAAGCAGGGAAATTTAAGCAAGGCGTACAGCAGATATGATGCAGAGAACGTAGCGCCAGTTACAAGGCTGCTGGCTGGGGACTGGGAAAGCGCAGACGAACTGATACAGCATACAGAGTATGAGGGTATCGACATTGTAACGGCGAATATGTCACTATTCGGGGCTACGTGGAATTTAACCAAAGAGGACAGCGAAAACCAGATAGAGAGATACAAAGCGCTGGTATATGCAAAGGTGCAGTATTACGGAGATTGCACCATATACGGCAAGTATGATTACTGCATCATTGATAACCCGCCGGATATTGGGCTTAATGTTGTAAATGCGCTGGCAATCACGGACGAGGTAATAGTACCCGTAAAGGTGGACGAGGACGCTTTAGAGGGGCTGGACATTGTGACAGAGCAGATAGAGGACGCAAAAGCATTTAACCCAGCATTAAAGCTGGCAGGCGTACTGATTACGTCATACCAGAACACAGACGGCGAGGCAGCAGGCGTAGAATGGCTGGAACAAAAGACGGATTTTAATATTTTGGGTATTATTCGGTATTCCAAGAAAGTAGCAGAAAATACTTTCATGCGTAAGCCGATTTATGAGTATAGCCCATGCTGCGGAGCGGCGCAGGGGTACAAGAAATTTGTAACAGCGTATACAGGGAAAGAGAGGTAGCGGGTATGGATAAAGAAAAACGGTTTTGCCCGTTCAAAAGCAGTATGCAGGTAGATTACAGGAACGGCGCAAGGAATGTGCGCAATTTGTTTGTAAGATGCAGCGGCAGTAAGTGCATGGCATATAAAAACGGCGGCTGCTTAAGACTGGGAACGGAAACAGAGAAGAAAGCGAGGTAGAGAATATGGCAAAGTTTGGCATTAACGATATTTTGAGCGCAAAGACGAAAGCGGCGGCGCAGCAGGCGCAGACAGAGGGATACAAAGAGATTTATTTAAGCCCTTACGAGGTAAAGGCAGCACCGGAGAATACACACCAGAAATTAGAGAACATAGAAGAGCTGGCAGACAGCTTTTTACACGTAGGACAGGAGCAGCCTACAGTATTGGCGAGAGTAAACGGAGAATACCGTATAATCGACGGACACAGACGTAATGCGGCAAATATTTTGAATTTGGAGCGGGGGCATAAGGAGTATGAGAAAGTGCTTTACCGCTTTATGGATATGAGCGAGGCAATGTATGAGCTGCGCTTATTGGCTGGCAATGGATACACGCAGGAGCTTACCGCCTATGAAAAAACCAGATTAGTAGAGCGTACCAAAGCGGCGCTTATCAGAGCCAAGGAAGAGGACGGCTTAGAGATACAGGGCAAAATGCGTGATTTGGTGGCAGCTATGTTAAACGAGAGCAGCACAAACGTAGCCAGAATGGACGCAATCAACAACAATGCCACGCCGGAGATTAAAGAGCAGCTGAAAGAGGGCAATATAGGTATCACGGCTGCGTATGAGGCAGCCAAGCTATCAGCAGACGACCAAAAAGCCATAGCAGCGGCGGCAGGCGCAGGCGAGGACGTAAGGGCAAAGGAAATAGCCCAAAGAGTAGCCGAGCAGGTAGCAGCAAAAGCACAGGAAAAAGCAGATAAAGCGGCAGAGAGTGCGGAAAAGGCACAAATAGAGGCAGACCAAGCGGTAGCAGATGCTTTAGACAAGCAGGCACAGGCAGAGGAAGAGGCAGAAAACGCAAGGCAGCTTAAGCGATATGTAGATAACATGGGTAAGGCTATGGAAAACGCCAGTAAAGCAGCGACCGCAGCCGTTGCCGCCATTTCCAAAGTGTCCGAAACGGACACCGAAGAACAGCCACAGGACAGCTGGGGCGTGCTTGAATGGGTACGTTATACGTTATGCTGCTTAATGGAAAAGGCAGAGGACGTAAGCGAGGACAATTTATATAAATTGCAAGAAATTTTAGTAGAGAGCGACGGACAGGTAAAAGGACAAATGAACATTAAAGACTTTCCAGAGGCTTTACCAGAAAGCGGGGCAGAGCATGAATAGACGGCAACGGAAAAAGAAGAAAGCGCAGGTATTTACAATTATTCTGGGCTGTACGGCGTTTTGTAAGGCAGAGCAATACGAGAAGATGCGGAAAAGCGTAGAATATCAGTTACGAACAGGCAGCGTGGTTATGCTGCCTGCATACTTGCACGTAGAGGCAATTATAAAGCAGCGAGGCGGCAGAAATATTGAGATTAAGCAGGAAAGCGGGGCAGTAAATGTTTGAGTTTATGGACGGCGTAGTAGATGCGCTGGAAGAATTGGGACAGGCAGCAGTAGACGGGGCGGTATATTGCCTGATATGCGTAGTCAAACTGGCGTTGATAATAACAGCGCCAGTATGGGCGCTGCCGTATGTGATATGGAGAAAGGGGCATAAGCAGTGAAATACAGACAGTGGA